GAAGACACGAAGTCACAGAGAAACTCCTGAGCTATCTGACGTTTGGTGAGGTTTCTAGTCTCCTTGTCGAACCAAGCTTGGTTGTGTTCTGGATGTACATTCCAAGGAAGTCTAATGGGATTAAAGTCGTTAGCACCTGACTCTGCCTCTGTCCAAAGCTTGTAATATTGTCCTCCAACGCCGTTAGGTGTTGACAGAATGATGGCAGAACCACCGGTGGAGAGAGTCGGATAAAGAGATGTCCAGATCTCGTCAAAGTCTCTAATGAATGCTGCCTCGTCGACGATGAGGAGTGCTAAAGCTTCAGAACGACCGGCGTCTGGTGAAGTTGGAACTGCAGTTATTGTGGAACCGTTGTCAAATCTAATTGACTGCTTCGTAGGTTCAAACTTGGTCAGTAGAAGCCATGGAGGAAGTCCGTCCAACATAGTCTTCACCTTCTTGATGAAGTTGATGGCTGTGTTCAACTTCGTAGCTATTACAAGAATGTTCTAGTCTTTCTTGAAGATGGCGTACCAAACGACATAGGCAGCAGAGACTGTGGAGAGTCCCAACTGCCTAGATTTAAGGACGATATTGAAACGATGTTTCTGGAAATCTTTTACACAGTCATCCTGAAAGTCGTACGTGTCAAACGGTATGAGGCCTCGAAGCTGATGCTGGATCTTGCAATACTTCTTCATGAAGTATGTGGGATCTTTGCCACATTTTAAGATCTCAGCTACTACTGCCTGTCTTGATGGTGTTCCTGACGTCATGCAATCTCGAAAACTACTTTTCTCCTATAATACGCAGTTCTCTTCGGATTGTGAACGTTAAAACCAATGATTTCAAGAGAATCTGTCGAACTCTCTTCCTTGAGAGTCAAAGTATCTCCTGTAAGCTTCTTATAAGTGTCTTTAACCTCTTTGACGTATTCGGCAATTACGTCATCAGACTCTTCTGAACACTGCCTCTTTGTCATTATCATTTCCTTCTCAGAAACGAAATTAGTTATGATCTTATAAGATGCGAGAAGTCTATCACTTCCCATAAAAGTGAACTTTACAGAATAGGACGCAGTCTTTGGAGTAGACGACCTGCCCCAGGTCGTATCGATGGCTTGTCCGAGTGCGTTAATGTTAAGTGTCTTGGGCATATGCGTCTCCTGTCCTTTAAGTATGCCTGATGTTGTATTTATTTGTTACTTCGTCCACAGATGGTCGCCATCCGTCCTTCCACTTTTCCTTATTGGGATAGGCCCAAATAGTTGCACAAGAATCACAGCATTCAAACTTTTCATATGAGCTCTTGTCGAACTCTCCGACCATTATGGACTCACATAGAGGACAGAAAATCGGCTTTGACTTTTCCTTATCAATTGGTTTTATGACATAAAAACCAGAAGGATGCTCGGCAATCATCCTATTGTTCAGATAGCTCTTCCATTCAATCATTGAAATTCCACCTTTGAGTCCTTCTCATTTTTTGTGATTTCAAGAATATAGTCCGCTGTATCCTTGATGCCATCAACGTGAGTTATGACAAGAACAGTCTTGAAATACCTCTTAAGAGAAGTTAGAAACCTTCCACATGCCTCGACACCAGAGCTATCAAGCGTTCCGAATCCCTCGTCAATGATGAAAAAATCAGGCTTTGGAAGCGAAGAGATGTTTATCATCGCAACTCTAAGGGCAATTGCTGAGATAGTCTTCTCCATGCCACTGCAAAGTTCAATAATTCTTCTAGAGTCTCCATAGTTGATATAGATCTCAAGAGAATCAGTATCCTCATCCGATTCCATCTCTATTGTGAAGTCAACAATTCCCTGGAGAATCTTGGAGACTTCAGAATTTATGAGGGGTAGTTGGGACTTCGTCACAAGGAGAGGAATACCTTTCTTAGAGAAGGCATTAGATACCAGTTCATGCATTCTGACATTCTGTAACAGAATGTCTCTAGTTAATTTCTCTTCTTCCAATTTTTCTATTGAAGACTGAAGTTTTCCTAATCGAGAAGCTATTTCCATCTTCTTCGAGTCATTTTCTTTCAGAGATAGAGTTATCTCATTGATCTTGGATCTTATTGTGATAACCTCGACAGCTTCTTCATTATCGATAGACTTCTTAAGGTTCTCTAGCTTCTTTAAAGCATCTTCGAGAGAAGTCAACGTACTATCACACGTCGTGTTGGTTCTTAAAAGCTCAGACTCCTTCTTGACAATTTCTAGATTCATCTTGTCAAGAAGCTGTGATGCTTTTTCATGCTTTTCTATCTTGTCAGCGACTGTATCGTCCTTAACCTTCTTGAGTGACTCATTGGCCTCGTCGAGAAGATTTAATGCTTTGCTCACCTTCTTAGACTGTTCAGGAAGAGATTTCTTGTTGGAGTGAGCATCTTTTATGAATTTGCAAGTTGGATAGTCATCCCCACAGGGGACCTCGTCGAGGATCTTAAGAGACTTCTTCTGTTGAGTCAAGACTGTGTCTTCTTTATCGTAGACGTGCTTGAGCTCTACTATCACACTCTGAAGTTTTCTCTGTGCGTCTTGCTTAGATTTTAATGTTACGACATCGATGGAGTCTATTAACTTCTGTAAAGCTTCAGACTTGTCTTGAAGAGATGACAACTCAACCTTGAGGTTTGAAGAGATTGTCTTGCATGTCTCAGACTTCTGCTGAAGATCTCTTACTCTCTTTTCTTGAGCATCGACATCAGCCTGAGTGACAGGAGATGCATTGTGTTTCAAGAGCTCAGAGTTAAGGAGAGAAAGATTAGTCCTGCTCTCATCCATTTGGTCAGTTAGTGATTGAAGTTCATCTTTATGATCAAGAACTGTCTTCTCGTTTTGCTCCTTAAGGAGCGACCAGTCTCTATCTGGAAAGTTTTTTAGCTGTGACTTTATGGAAGAGACTTCTTTTGAGGATAAGTCGTGCATCTTGTCGAAGATGTCAAGATCGAGAAACTTCGTCAATATTGCTCTTCTCTTAGTCGACCCTTGGGACAAGAAGATGTTCGTTTCACCCTGGGCGGACAAAGAAGTCATTAAAAAATCTTCGTTATGTCCCAACAGCGTCTTTATCGTTTTTTCTGTGTCGACCCTCTGCTCGCCACAAAGGTCCTCCATTTCCTCGTCACCCTCCCTCATCCTAAACAGATTGAGAGCAGTGGAGGCACTGACGACACCTCTCTTGTTGGTGGACTTGGTTGTCTGACGCTCTATGACATAGGTTGATCCATTGTGGTCCAGGATGACTTGAGCAGAGCAGTAATTCTTTCGGACATTGCAGATGTTAATGTTCTTAACAGGACCTCTGTCGGTCGCGTTAAATAGTACATACATTAACGTACCAACGATGGAAGATTTACCTGTGCGATTGGGGCCAAATATCCCAACAATACCATTCAGCTTCTCAAAGTTGACTACGTTACCTTCTCCGTAAGCGAAGAGGTTGTCCCACTCGAGACGCCTCAAAGACCACTTAGAATTACGAGAAAGATCCTCAACAGAAGTGACCTGAGACAGGTAGGATTTCGCAGTGTCTGTGAGAGACTCGAGCTCTCTATCCGAGAGACTCAGATCTTTGTAGTAATCCCTCAAAAGCTTTCCGACAACTTCTGGTGATCTCAAGTCTGTCTTGGACACAGATGTCGTGGTCGTCTTGACAAGGTTTGTGTCGACTTGTGCGTCTATCTTATAGGTTACTTCCGAGGCACTCTTGACAGTCTTGAGAGTCTCAGATAGGATGTGGACATCATCCTGCGTGAGAGAGACGGACGATCTGACTCTGAAGCGTGAACCTTGTGGGCTCTTCTTCGCAATTTCTATCGTCTTAGCGAGGTCTCCAGCCCAATCGATCGTCACAAAGGGACGTGGATTAGGAAGAGGACGTGAATTCACAGTCCACTCAGAAGAATTCTCTATTTCCCAAAGAAAGTAGCTATGGTCTAATTCTTCAGCATAATTCTGTTGAATCGGTGTACCAGGATAACCTATCCACGGCTTTCCGTCACGGTATCCGAGGAACTGCTTCTTGTGAATGTCACCCAACATGCAGAATTCATATTCCTTGAAGAACTCTGCATTGACGATCTCATCGTCTATGTTCCAACCTGTCTCTGTGAGTGAACCCTGGACAGGGCCGTGGAAAGTGGCGATATTGATGTCGCCAGGAACTGGGGTAACGTCCTTCCAGCCTTCTTCGTCAAAACATGAGAAAACACACCAGTTGTATCCTGGTGCGAAGTTGTAAGTCCCACTCTTCTTGTAGAGGAAGACACGTGGGTTCTTCATGGCCTCTACAATGGGAGTGACGGCGTCTTGACGAGACAGGTTCGACAGGTTTCCATCGTGGTTTCCGAGGACCATGTGGACAGGTGCAACCTTGGACATCTCGTCGAGCCACCATGTGAGGAGCTCGATGTACTCAGGCGAGATTCCTGTCACCTTCGTGTGAAAAATGTCACCGCCGATGAAGATGTGGTCGACTTTCTGTGACCTGCAATCTTCGATGAAGGCCTTGAAGACCTGTCTGTATTCATCGTGGCGGGAGAGGGCGCGGATGTGGACATCCGCGGTGTGGGCTATTCTAAGCATACTATTTGAATAGTATACCGTAGAATTCAAATGTTCATTAAGACCTTGCTGCTCTTGCTGCTGCCTTCACAGCAGAGGGGCCAATCTCTTCAGCAGCTTTAGCAATTGTGCGAGCAGTGCCTATTGCCTCAAGTCCTTCCTTGCCAGCATGGACTGCTGTATCTGAAAGATCTTTAGCGACCTTGATAGATTCCGATGAGGCATTCTTCAGAGAAGATACGAAGTTTTCAACCTGATGAAAGATGTGGGGAATTTCTTGAACGATGGCCGCAGCGATGACTGCAAATTTGAGGCCGTTTGTCGCCATCTTTCTCTCTTCCTTGCCTTCTTCACTAAACAATTCATCGTATTTGAGAGCTTCATGTGTTTCTTTGCCCTTGGCCTTTGAGATTCCCATCTTCGCAGCGTGTAGAGCTCTATAAGCTGCATACTGAACAGGTTTTGGAAAGAGAACATTTTCCAATACGTACTTTTCAAGTTTCTCAATAGCGTGTTCTGCTTTGATGACGTACTCCCTTAGGTCATCCAGGCCGAGAAATTTGCAGAACATAGCCACACCCTTTAAGACGAGAACAATGAGTCCGCAAGTGCTGACAAAAGTCTTGGTTGACAACCACCAAATTCCGGCGGCGGCACCCAATATTGATTCATTGAGGACGTCAGCACCGTACTTCTGATTGTACTCTTCTTCGATGAGGATCATGCTCATGCGAAATTCGTGAACGTCAAAACCTTCCTTGACGCTCGCGCCTTTGGCAAGTTTTGCCATGTCGACGTCACCAAGAGATTTCAAATCCTTGAGGGCATCACCGAATCCTATGGTTCCAACGAGTTCCTTAAGAGGAACTGCACCCTCCTGAGACTTGAACGCAGCAAAGAACTTCTTGAGGCTCTCAGGGTCAAGTGTGGACGTGACCTTTTTTATCTTCTCTAGAATCTCGTCAGACTTCTCGAGGACTGCGGCCTTCGCCTTCTCACCGAGCTTCTTGAAGGGATTCTTAAGAGAATCGAGGAAACCTTCCTGGACGAGGTACTGACGAGCTAGCTCGTCCCTTATGATCCTACGTAACTTGGCCTCAGTGATGACAGATCTGTTCTTCTTCTGCATGTCTCTAAGTATTCATCAAATTCCTAGAGATGACGTGCTAATTACCCTGTTGAGCTTGATGAGGAAGTTGTCGTTCCAGTCGTGGTGGCGTGCCTCGCCCAGTGCGATCTCGAACTCCGCGCGGGACATCGAACCAGGATCTCCCCAGGGGCGAACGTCCACGATCACCACATCGATGTCGTACTCCTGAAGTTTCTTCGCGATCTTTGGGGTCTTCCTGTCCCACATGTCGCCGTCCATCGCCAGGGCCACGGGCGTTCCGTGGAGGAGGATTCTATTGAAGAGTTCGTGGCGTTCATCGAGGTCTGAACCTAACATCGCGGTGGTGTTCTCGGGGCACTTCACGAGGTCGAAGGGACCCTCCACGAGGACTATCTGGCGATCCCACTTAAGGTTGATCTCGTTGAAGATGATGGGGTTCTTGTCCACCTCAGGGTTATCGTACTTGGGGCGCCGGTCCTTGTCGATCGCCCGGGCGGTGAAGTAGTTGAGTTCGCCTTTGAAGTTGAAGGAGGGCATGAGGACACGCCTCTTCCATCGGGGTTCGTTGGAGATACCGAACTTGAAGTACCACGCATCCTTCTCCGTGAGTCCGCGCCCGAAGAGGTAACGCCAGGTCGCCTTCACGTCGGGATCGTTCTGGTTGGCGAGAGGGAGGAGGGTGAAATCTTTTGGGAGTTCGAGTCTCTGTACTTCGTTCTTCTCCCCCGTGACCAGTTCACCGCTCCCGCCGTCAGAGATCCCCAGGACCTCCTTGTACTTCGCGAGTTGTCCGGGTGTACCGTACTTGCGGATGAGTGGGACGAGGTTCCTCGCCTTGAAACCACAGACCCAACAGTGGCACCTGTCATCGTCCGTCCTGATCGCCAGTTTCTTCTTGGAGGGATCCGAGGGCGCGCAGATGGGACACCGGACATCGAAGTTCCTCCCGTTGCCTGCGAGGTGTCCCTTGCCGAACACCGACTCGATGAACAGGAGTTTATCACTGATGCTGAAGATGGCCACGGTATAACCGTACCACACACGCGTTCAACTGTTCACAAATGAGAAACGCCTCCGAAGTGGAGGCGTTTTTGATCGGAGGATCGAGTAACTCAGTTATCTTCGACGAGATTCACGAAAGAATCTTCATCGTTTATCGATTGTGCGCCGCCCATGAGTTCCTCGTCAAGATCTCTAGCGAGAGATTCGAGTTCCGACCTGCTACCATAGGAGAGGAGGGAATCGTACTCTGCGGAGTATCCATCGCCCTTGTCGAGGGCGTTTGCAGGTTCGAACGAGATGGTCTTGTACTTCTTTGCCATTCCCTTGACCATGCCAACGAACTCCTGAACAGACATGTCTGATCCTTCGGCGTGCGCAGAGATCTCTGGGATTTCGAAGGAGGCATCTGCCTCTTCGACCATCTCTCTGAGAGCGCGTTTCTTGGATGACTTCATAACCTTCTGAACTTCTTCTTTGATGATACGACGGAGTTGTGTTGCAGTGAGCTTCATGATCGGTAATTATTTCCTCTCCTCTAATTAACTATCTGGTTTTTTGTTTTTTGAAAATTACTTCTTTGCTAGACACGCAGCACGAGCGATCACGTATGCATCGGTGGCATCTCTACTCCATCCCACGATCGCTCCTGATTTAGGTGTGAGTGGCCACACCACGTGTGACAGGTCGTGTTCGCACATGTGTTTGAAGACCTGCTCCTTGTGGGGCATGCCGGCCACCGAGGTCTTCTGCAACTTCACACCACATAACTTGCGGGCATGGGCAGCCGAAATGTATGTAGGTTCGAGACCGAACACCTCTCGACCGATGTATGACACGATGCCGTTGAATCGCATCAGAGTGGTAATGGTGGCTGCAGAACTCATACCCTTGGAGAATCCGAGGAGAGGTTCCTCGAGGGCGAAGCCCGTTATGGAGGGGAATCTCGTCTTGAGAAGGAGGAGATCCCGTTTCACACGATCAGCCTTTTCCCATAGAGACACGCACTTCTTAAACTCGATTCGATCGAGGTGGGCAATGTGGGAACCGGTCCCGTCTGGCTGGAGGGCGGGGTCCACCACACATACTCCGGTGACGGAAGTTGAGACGTCGAGACCGAGGATAAGATTCGCCATGGGAGGATTGTTCATCCAGATGACATCCAGTAAAACTTTCCTATAAAAGACCCAGTTCCTTTAATTGGACTTCTGTCATTATTCTGTAGGACATTCCACGTTCTGAGCACCACAGCATAGCAGCAGTCATTTTCTTCTTCACAGTGAGTTGTTCCAACTTTCTCTTAGGTTTGACTTCGATTAGTTCAGACCGGCCGTCTTTATACTTCACAAGGAAATCTGGGTAGTACTTGCGAATCTTCTTGGACCTCACGTTGGACACGTACTCTATTACGGTCTTCTCGTACGACCAGGACTCCACGTCAGGGTGGGCGTCTAAGAATATCATCACTTTAAGTTCCCATGATGACCTAAATTTGCAAGTACCTGCGATCGGAGAGGTGTAGGTGCCTCTTATATAATGTCCTTTTTTCTTACGTTTCTTTGTCTTCTTTGGCATATTTCCACACAAATCCGTTACATTTTTTTGATCTTCCTCTAATGCAAGCACTTATTGCAGCTGAAGTCACACCTTCAAATTTTGCTGCCTCAGTAATCGACATGAATACTTGAATTACTTGTTGATCTTCAGAAATTTTGTGTACCGATTTTCTTCTACTGCGTAATTTCTCTCTCAATTCTTCAGAAAGATTTTTCATTGCTTCTTTGGTTTTTTCTTTGTGTTTTTCTTTAAAAGATTCGTCGCTAAATCTTTCGATAGTTGCCGTTCCGACTTTTTCTTTTGATTTCTCAGAGAGTTTTCTTCCGATTGACTTTTTTCGTATTTTGTCTCTAGTTTCTACGGAAAAAAATCTTCCTTTTCTGCTTTCACTCATTTTCTTTCTTGTCTCTTCGGTGATCAAAACTCCTACCATTCCATCACCGCCATGCGTCATGTTGTAACCACGACGAGAATAATGTGATTGACATTGATCAATCCACAGTTTTTCAAACTCTAAAACATCGTCAGGAGAAATTCCTTCTTGTAGAATTTCATGAATCCACGAGTCTTCCCCGTGCTTTCTAATGGCCTGATGAAAAACAGTATTTGAACCATCTTGAGCACTTTTACAATGCTCGATCCATCTTCTTTGCATCGTCTTTTTTGTCAAAGTGTAACCTACGTAAGATTTTCCAGTCACAGTTGATGTATGTCTATAAATTGTATACATGACATAAATATCATGTTGATTTCAATCTGGGTGGTAGCTTGTTAGCTAAACCTAAAAATCTAGCGTTACCTTAAACAGAATCTTGTCTCCTTCTCGTTTTATGATTGGCTGGGCGAGCCGAGCCTTCGCCACCACGTTCATATTCTCGTCGTGGAAGTTGAGGCCCGAGATGTAGACGAAAGGATCTTGGTCTGTAGGATCACCAGAAGCTTTTAGCTTTGAGGAATTCTCGAGATACGTGGCGTTAGAAGATGAGTTAAGCAGACCTGACGGTGCCAAGATCTCATATTTCTGCGTGTATATGTTGTGAACACCTTTGAAAGACATCTCATACTGATGTTTTCCAAAGAAGTAGAGGTGTGGGCTCTTGATCAGAACAATTCCTTCATCATAGAAAATGTTACCAACAGAGTTCTGTGTCGCGGGAGGAGTGGAAGAATCTGCTCTGTACAGATTTCCCATATAATCGTCCTTTAACGTGACGGAAATGGACCCAGCAGAACCTGATAAAGAAGAATCCGTAATGCTGAAGCTACCAGGCTGTATTCTTCTTCCGTAGTAAAGATTACTGATGTTAAAAATCGTCACTTGATTAGAAGACGGATCTAGTGTCCTCTGATAAATGGCGAGAGGCACACCTTGCTGCAGTCCTCTATCAAAGTCTGAGTCTTGAGTCAATGAAGAAATGGAACCGCTTAAAGTCTTTATGTAGTTGTTAAATGAAAGTCCTGGTGCGAGTCCAGGAAACTCTGGAGTTGGTCCGTACAGAGTTGTCACATAGTCTTCAGGTACTTCTGAATTGACTCCTCCAGCAATTAGAGATGCCGACGTTACCAAGTTGTCTAAGTTAATGAAACTGTAGTCTACAAATCCAAAACTGTCTGTGAATTTGTTCTTATAAGTTTCTCTTTCTAGCAACTCATAGTTGGGACTAAAGTTACCGTCATCACAGGGAAGAATTGTCAAGTTTCTCTTAGCGACTTGAGGGTCACTGTATAACACAGAATTAGCAGACTCATCACTAGTTGTGTAGTTTAATGCGGAGGCAGAGAGTGCCAAAAGTCTTGGAAATCTTCCCGTCGCGAAGTCTTTGGTAAAATTTTCAAGGTTTATGTAGTGACCGTCGACGCCAAACGACATTGCCACATTGAAAGGATCGTCCGTAGTTCCGTCGATCGACAGGTAAGGCGTCTGGAGAACTCCTCCTAGACCGTTTATGTTTCTTCTAATTGGTGACTCTTCTACAAAGAACGGCGGAACATAAAAGGCTATGTTTGAGGACAGAGCATCGTTTCCTATGCCGTTGGACCCGCTTATCCTTAGCTCTTCGTCTGATATGAAGTAACGTCTCAGAACCAAATCATGAACTTCAGCTTTCAATGGATTATTGAAAGTAAAACTTTCAGGAACGTCTCTAGAAGAATCAGATGACATCTGCTCCAAGCCGTATCGAGCAGAAGGAAGTTGACCGAAGAATAAACTCTGGGCAGAGTTTCCTGTATTGCTTCCTTGATAGAAATTTCCTAAACAAAGAACGTCAGGATTTTCAGAAGACGTGAAAGCCTTCGGCATTATAGTTCCAGAAGGTATCACGAAATTACCCACCGTCACTCCGTCGACGACAAAGGATCCTGTTCCGTCATTTATGATGTTAGTGCCCCACCTGACAACAACGTGATGCCACTTATTCCTTCTCAGCGAATTGTCGCTCGATAAGAAAACAAGATCATAAGGATAATTTCCAGGTGTCGCAGAGGTTGGTGAATAGTCTGCACTGTGACTCAGCTGAAGTTTTAGCCTAAAACCATCAGGATTTCCATTGTAGTCCTTTAGAGAACCTGTGACCAAAGACAATGCGTAGCTAGAGGATAAATGAAAGACGGTGCCTGCAACGTACTCGGTACCTTTTAGTGACTCCGAGCCGTACCTTGGATTAATGTAGAAATCAAAACTAAAAGCGCCAGAGAGACAGTATGACCCGGAAACATAACCTACGTGTTCTGGGTCTGAGTCGCCAACAGAATTAGGATAAAGTATGACTGAATTGTCTGGGAGCTTTGCGTTTCCATTTTCATAAGACGAGAAGAAATTGAGACTGTTGTAATTTGTATATGCCCAGTCTGCTAGAGGATAGTCGCATCTATAGTGAGTCATTAAAACATTTTTAATGTTGCTCTTTATTGATGTTCGTCTTGTGTATTGCGTCGAAGGAGTCAGTCTTTCGACATTAAGAACTTGCGTTCTCTTTGTGGGAGTTTTCTGCACGAGATCAAGGTAGGTAGATACCGATCCATCTATAGACAACCCTAAGGACCGATTGGTTCTAGATTTGTTGTTTATCTCTTCCCAGGATTCGTCAAAACCCGCATCTATTACGGCATTCAAATTAGCTTCATTGAATGCAAACGTCTGCGTAGTGTCTTTCTCGAAAGACGACCTTCTTGGAAAGACATTTACGGAACCAGTCACACCAGAAGAACTAGACACGTAGTGACGACTTGGAGTCGTCACCACTGTGAATGATTCTATGTCACTCTTGTTGACTCTGATTACTGACATGCTTAACTAACTATAAGGACTCTGATTTGACCAGACATCAAATAATGCCTCGATGATTAAGACTATCCTTGTCGAGAAGAACGTACGCGCAGATGTCGTGCTCAGCGCAGTACTTTTTTCCAGCCACTGAAGTTCTGATTGTACGCTCTGCGAGGTGGAATTCTTTGGGTTTGACCTCCCACATCTCGGTCTCTCCGCTCCAGAAATCGATAATGAAGTCAGGGACATACCAGCGTTTGTTGCCGCTGTAAAAGTACGGAATTCGAACCGACTCGTAGTGCCATGTTAACACTCCGTCACAGGAATCAAGGTACTTCATCACTGCTTCTTCCCAGCTCGAACGAAAAAAATGACTCTTGGAAGTTTTCGTTGATATATACCAACCTTTTTTGTTTCGAGTTCCGTATGATTTAAACCTACTCTCGAGGATCGCAGTCGACTTCTTTTCCGACATCTTAGAACGCGACTCTTCAGAGTGATTTCGGCCAAACATGCCATTGTTCTTTCCAGCTCGCTTTTCTCCTTTAGAAACATCACTCAAGCGCTTTCGGGTGTCTTCGGTATGATGCTTTCCAAGCCAGTGTTTCCACTTTCCTTCGGAGACGAGCGACGAGATAGTCTCCTTTGCTTTCGCTCGAGACTCCTGAGAGTTCATGGCCTCGATGGCGGATTGACATGTCTCGGGGTGTTCTCTCTTGTATCTCCCTCGACACTTATTATCGCAGAAGTGCATTGTGCTTCTTTCGTATCTACTCTTGGATCCCTCGTTGCATTTACCACAGGCCTCACACTCCAGAATGTAGACGATGCTTTTACGATTTGTATCAAAAGAACGGCGTTCGAAGATCTCGATTAGCATCGTCTATAACTATTCTTAGATTGGAGGTTAGCAACGACTAAAAATCGAGCCTAACTCTGAATGTGAGGTCTCTTCCAGGATTCTTTTCGACTGGTCTGCTCAGTTTGGCGACAGCAACAAGACCGCCTGTGTTGTCATAAAGACCTATCGTTGTGACGTAGGCAAAAGGCTCCTGAACTTCGTCAGGAAGAGCAGGATCATAGACTGTAATTCTTCCCTTAAAGTCTCCGGTTGTTTCAACATACGTTGGATTGGATGAGTAGTTGAAGTCATCAGGAAGCGCTCTGCAGAATATGAGAGAAGAGTTGATGTTCGTAACATTTTGGAACGTTATTGCTGTCAAAGAATCGTTTCCAAATCTGGTGTAGCAGAAGTGGTCGAGAACGTCATCCATGCTACCTGAAGTCAAAAGGTCGGGGACCAGTTTGGCTTTCCCGAAAGTCTCAGTTCCTACACCGCCCAATGTTGTAACTCCAAGAGGATGCATCGCTGAAATCGTGCCAGATACAAACTGGGATCCTGAAGTTATTTTTTCAATGTCTAGAACAGCAATTCCTGAGTCGTAATAAACCAAACCAACGGCTCTAGAAGTCTGTGACGAGTCTACGAGATAGCCATATTGACCACCAAGGTCAAAGTATCTCGAGTCAGAAGACCCTATGTCTGTGAATATCGTTGATCCTGAGGTTGAAGTTCTATAGAGATTTGGAACTCCATCAGTGACAACAGAAGGTGGAACATCTCCTTTATCAGGAGAAGTAAAAGTCCTATCCACGTATGACGCAGAAGTAAAGAACCTCATTGCAAACGTCTCTCTCTTGATCTGATCTCTTGCAAAGAGTCTCTTGAAGGCTATAAACAGAGCTGCGTCTATTTCTTCAGAAGAAGGAGAAGTTGAGGTTGTATCGTTAGGAAGCTTGAACATAGCAGTTCTACTTCCCAGAAGTGTCTGAGCAAACTGACCGTATATGTCGGTCTTCTCTCTCATCATGAGAGAACTACTTGGATACAAATATTTTCCTGATGTATCCTGACCCGTGGATGTCTTCGAAGTATAACCGTCAACGTTAGTCGTGTTATCTCCGAGAAGAGCGTCAGGAGGCGCCATTCCAAAAGTTATGTCAAATATAGGATTTGCAGTCTGCAACGTAAAGTCTTGATCGTAGACTGTCTGGAATAGAGAAGAAGTTACACCGGGTCCGACGCCTCCTGTGACGAAGACTTGATACTTTCTTCTGGACACTGAAGAACTTATGTCTTCTTGCAAGACGTCGATAAGCTGATTGAGAAAAGACCTTGTGGTCTTCTTGTCTGACTCTAGAATCTCTTTTGTCGTTGCCATATTAGTTTAAATCCATGTCAGGTTAGTGTTGCTCTATAAGTCACAGGAATGTCTATTGAGCAACCATGTCTCTCACCAGTGACTGTAATGTAACTGGTTATTTGCCTGTCGCTCGCGCTTATCTTCTTTCCGTAGATAGAAAGTGTAGTATTGTCTATATTCTTTGCTCTGACGGCAAAGGATATCGAAGTTTGAGAATTTGAGTCCGTTGAAAAAGTATACACAGCAGTCCTGTTAGGATCACCTGTGTTGACAAGATTCATCTCTATGTTAGGCTGTGTAA